GCTTCACACTGAAACACACCCTTAGTATATCCACTAGAAAGCATTTCATAAACATCTTTATCATCCATATCAATAGACAATAAATCAATATCTACGTAATGATTTTCTTTAACCATATCAATAGTATCTTTAAGTACACTGAGAGTCTTAAGACCAAGTGCATCAATCTTAATTAAGCCAATTTTCTCAGCCTCTTCCATATCAACACCAACAACAGGAATGCGTTCATCGCTACCAGTAGAAGATCTTGTTTCCATTGGAGCGTGTCTAAAGATTGGCTCCTTTGAAGTAACAACTCCAGCAGCGTGAATACCAGTACCACGGATGCGCCCACGAAGTTGTTCGCCATAAATTTCTACTTCTGGATATTTATCACGAAACTCTTTTGTTGATTTTGAACTACAGAAATCATCCCAAGTATCTACCGTCTTTAATACTTTGTTTACATCAGATAGAGGAATATTTAGTACTCGTGAAATGTCACGAACAATACCCTTGCCAGTAAACTCTAAAAATGTAGCAATTGATGCTACGTGGCGATACTGTCTAACAAGATAATCTTTTACTTCTTCACGACGAGTATCTTGAATATCTGTATCAATATCAGGAAAGTCATTACGATCTGGGTTAATAAATCGGAAGAACAAAAGCCCATGCTTAATTGGATCAACGTCTGTAATTTTAAGTGCGTAGCAAACAAGAGATCCTGCTGCTGAACCACGGCCTGGACCAACAAGGATTCCTTCTTTTTTTGCCCAACCAATCATATTTTGTACAACAAGAAAGTATGGACCAAAGTTTTTGTTTTTAATAATCTCTAATTCTTCATCAAGGCGATCTAGGTATTCTTGGTTACTATCCAAACCACGACTCTTTAAACCTTCTAAAGCCAAAGTCTTGAGTTCTTTATCTGGATTCTTGTACTGTACTGGTAAAAGGTTTAGCCCATCTTTAATGTCATAGTCTTCTACCTTATCTGCAATGGCTATAGAGTTAATGTACATGTCTTCTCGTACAATACCCTGGGATTCCATCACAAACTTCATCTCATCATACGATAGAAGGTGAATGTCAAACTTATTAAATGACATTTGACGATCTTCACCATATAGATAGTCAAGACGCTTCATCATTCCGTCTTGCTTTTTTGACTTATCGTAAGTAATATCTTTTTGAACCTTAGCATGAGAGTTCATCAGTAACTTAAATTCTTGAATCTCTTTTTGTGATTCGTCAACATGGTGGCAGTCTGGTGTTACAACTGTCTGTATCTTAAACTCGTCTGCAAGATCTGCAAGTTGTTTATTAACTTCTGCACCATTGTGTGGCATAAGTTCCATATAGAAATCATCTGCAAAGACACGCTTAAACCATTCAATATGTTTTTTGGCTTGAGCATACTCTGCGTGTTCTAATGCTTTTGCAATGATACCGCTCAAACATCCAGATAAAACAATAATGCCTTCGCTATACTTTTCAAGAACTTCAAAGTCAAAGCGTGGCTTATTAAAATATCCTTCAGTCCAAGCGATCTCATTAATCTTGTTTAGATTTTCTAAGCCAAGTTGGTTCTTAGCGAGAAGGATAATGTGATTATAGACCATATCAGTTGGCTCAGTGCGTTCTGCCTTTGCCCTCTTATCAAATCTATCAGCACAAAAATATCCTTCTACGCCAAGAATAGGCTTTACACCTTTTGCTTTTGCAATTCGATACAGTTCTCGATGCCCAGACAAAGTTCCGTGATCCGTGATAGCCAATGCTGGCATACCAAGTTCAACTGCTCGGTCAATATATTCTTCTGGAGTAGCAACACCATCAAATAATGAATAGTGTGTGTGTACGTGTAAGCCTACGTAACTCATATTACCAATCTGTGTTGGTAGCAGATGTTGTTGTTGGACCGTCAAAGCCTAAATAAAAGGCTTCTTGTTCCGCATATGGAATCTTCTTTAGTGCTGATTCCAATGGGAATGGCTCTGTTCCAGACCAATCGAATGGTTCCTTATCTGGTGCTGATGGAATAAGTGTGTAATTAGTTTCAGTTCCCTGACCATTACGCTTTAACTTCCATACAACGTTTGAAATACTGCCAGTCTCCATAGCGTATTCCTTAATTGTGTTAAATGATGATTGCTTGCTGATACCCATTGACCAGATTGCAACGTATGGCTTTTCAATGCCATCGTCAACAAGAACGTTGCAGTAGAAACGAAGACGTGCTCTCCAGCCAGCCTTTGGATCCTTGCGATGCATTTCTTCAGCCCAGTCACGGCCTTCTGTTTCCATTGTATCTACAGCCTTACGCTTGTAGTCCTTTGGATTTGTATGTTCCTTAACAACTAATGCAAGACCACGGCCCTCATTGTAATTGGCTGAGTCTTCATCTAGTTCTTCAATAAAACGAATCTTTACTGATTGACCATCGGCAAGTTTTAGCCACTTTACCTTTGGTGAGTTTTCATCGTACTTTGGCTTGTCGAGCAGGGCATTAATATTTTTGAGTCCCTTGATTACGCTCATATGTTTTCTCCTTTGTGTTGTTATATTAGTTTAGCATAGACAATATAGATTTGTCAAACTGAAACTCTAATTGCTTAATAGCCTCATCATCCATATCTCCTATGTCTTTATATTTTTTATCTATTGTGATTACGGTTATAAGAGATCCAAGTTTTTCAATTAATTTATCTCTCATAATTGCTCCAGCCTCATCATTATCTGCAACCAGTACAACATTGTTGAAGTACTTTTCTAGCAATTTAGTTTGTGATGCAGATACATTTGCACCCAGAGTTGCGACTGCTGGGAATCCTACTTGGTCTAAACGAATGGCATCAAAAGATGACTCCACTACATATACAATACTAGATGTTTTAACCCTATGCAAGTTAAATAAAATTTTGCTTTTTGGCAATCCTGGTGTGTTCTTAAACTCTTTACCTTCAACTGTTCGTGCAACAAAACCAAGACACAAACCATCTGGAGAATGCATTGGAACAGTAACTGAGTCTTGTTTTTCAGAATATCCTAAATCAAACTTTTGAATGGAGTCTTTAGTAATTTTTCTTCCCTCAAAGTATCTGACTGCTCTTGGAGATTCTAATGCTTGCTTGCTTAATCTTTTAATTAGTAACTCATCATATTGAACAAAGTCTGGTGCAGCATACATTGTTTTATTAACAACGTTCTCAATGTTTGTCTCTGTTTCTTTACTTTTAATATAACGAGCAGTTTCAAAATAAGATCTTCCAGTTATAAACATAACAAACTCTTCAAGATTTTTAGTTGTTTGGCATCCAAAGCAAAAGAACAATCCGCTATCTTTTGCTACTTCACCTGCAGGGGTTCTACTGTTATTGTGATATGGGCAATAAATAATAAAGTCATTACCAAACTCTGCCTCTATATCAATGCCAGCACCATTAAGAACTCTGCGTATCTGTTCTTCGCTATATAGATTACTTGCCATCTTCAAAATCCTTATAACGATAATAACCTTTGTCAAAGTCTACCTGAACTAAGAAGTCACCCATAAAACCATTACGGTTCTTTCTAAATACACACTCAATTACATCGCTGTTAACTCCACGACCTAGTGCTAGAAGCCAGTCAGCATCATAAGATATCTGTCTTGACCATGCGGTTTGTCCAAGTGTTGGGGGTGTGCTTAAGTCTTTTACATCGTCAGGTGTGGCAGATGAGATAGCGATAATAGGTACTTCTTCGCTAATAGACATTAGTTTAAGTTCTCGTGAAAGGTTCTTCATCTTTACCGTTTCATTATCGGCACGTTGGTTAGGACTCATAAGTTGCAGATAATCAACCACAACAAAGTCTGGCTTGTACTGATCAATCTTTCCACGAATAACGGAAGGAGTTACTTCTCCACCAGAGTCATTGGAGATGATGTGAAACTCTGGGCGACCTGCAACTTTATTAGCATGCCACTTGCGAAGCATATCAATCTCTACCTCGCCATTACTTAGTTTACGATGTGACCAAAGGCCTTCACCCATAATTGCAAATACACGATTACGAACTTCTGTCTCACTCATTTCAAGAGAAATAATCATAGGTGACTTACCTTGTTTCCATGCCTGCACTGCAAAGTATAACGCCATCCAAGACTTACCAATTCCTGGGTAAGCAAGAAATACTCCAAGTTGCCCTGGCATAATTCCAGCAGGTAAGTAATTGTCAAACCCTGGCAAACCAGTTTTAATACCCAGTGCACCAAGTTCATTCTGCTTCTGCACTCTTTCATAATATGCAACAGCATCTTCAAGATCGGTAGCATCGATATCACGAATTGCAGCAGTATTCTTTTTTAGTTCTGAAGTTTTTGTAATAAGGTGTTCAAGCGCTTCTGTGCCATTACCACTCTGAACATCTCCTGCAGCAGAACGAAGAATATCTTTTAGGCTATCGCTTAAGTATTCTGTTTGAAGTTCTGCAAGATGATGCTTGGTAGAACCGACTCCAGAGACTGGCTCAAAATCACGAAACTTTTCTCTTACTAAATCTGATGGCGGAAGGCATTGGTTATTTTCTGAATACAAACGAATAAAGTTCCAAATATCATTATGTGTTCTTAGTAGGTTTTCTACATTTGCTTGAAGTAGTACGTGAATCTGTTTATCTTCTAATACTGCGGTAATTACTTTTGCCTCTGTATTATTCACTTAACCACTCCTTAGCCATTCGTCTACGTTCTGCTCTGTCTTTTTTGTCTTGTTCTACTTCTGCTTTACCGTTTATAATTTTTTCCGTGTTGTATGCAAAATAATTCCAACTTGGTTCTTGTGCTATAGAAAAATAATACTCAAGAACGTCATAGCATTCAGATACTCCATAGGACTCAACAAGAGCATCTGCGGCCCATTGTTCTACGTTAAGGTTCATGTTAGACTTTTGCTCATATCTTTGCAGATATAATTTGTTGAATCTACTGAGCAAAGCCATTCGGTCTTTGCGGTCAGCCATTAGTCTTCAGATGCCTCTTCTTGTGCTTCTTTAATCTTAGACGTAAGTTTATCTTCTACAAACTTATAGACACGCTCAAAAGCCTGGTCTACTGTTTCTCCATTACGTGCATTATCTACAACACCAAGATCTAGTCTTAAAGACTGGAAGTTGCCTAGATTAAGAGTATAGCCTAGAGTTACATTTACCTTTGTTGAATCGTTTTCCATTACCCACCCATTTCATAGTTTTAAATACTTTCAGACCACACAGGAATGAACCTGCCATCTTCTGTCTTCGTATATGTAAGTATACCGTCTCCCATTCTTCGTGTCAACTCTTGACTTGTGGGAGTCATGTTATTTGTTATTAATTTGTCTTTTCTTGGTTGTCCAATATGTATACTTGCAAGTATAGCACGAATCTCTTTTACGTGGTCTTCAGAGTAGTATGCTCTGACTTGCCATCCACGCTTTCCTTCAAAACTTGATCCAACTGGTGCAGGAATCATTCCTCGTTTAATTAGATCTGGAATATACTTTCTATGCCTATTGACAAGTTTAGCAGTTTCTGCTACAGTGTATGCCCTTTGTCGGTTACGCCTAAAGTCAGAACGAAGACAAGTTTCTAACCTATCTTTAGTAATATTATAAACAGTCACCATACCAGTAGATCTTGAACTGTGATAGAGTCTCACCAAATCACCATTAAGAAACCAAATTTTTTGATTACCTTTTATTACAGGTTCACGATTGTATTCTTCGCTCTGAATCTTTCCTTTTGTAGTAGCCATTTTCCTTCCTGACTTTCAGTAGGTGGATGATAAAACTTTCTAGTCCCGCACATTATGCAGAATGTTTCCATGTGATCTATGCTAGAAAATTGTCTATCAATAAACATTCTTCCTTTGCATTTTATGCAAAAAATCAATTTAATATCCTTTAGATTAGTTTGGTATGCCAATAATAACAAGATTAACGCCAACAGTAAGGTCGCCAGCAGCATTAAATCTTACAATGCCATCTACCTTTGTTGTTGTTACACTTGTCAATGTTACTGTAACATTTTGTCCTGCTGGAGTTCCACCAATATTAATTGGGGATGCAGTTACAATTGGAGCATATTTAAAATCGCTGTATGAGTATGAGAAGGGAACTTCAGATGAAGCAGTAACTGTTTTATTATTTGCAACTTCTTGATATCCGCCAATAAACTTAGCCTCAGAAGTTTTTACACTTTGTGGTCCAGAAGTGCCAGCATCTACCGTTGTAGATTTATAGGTTGCTGAAGAAACCTTTGTTGACATATCATTAATTGCTTCTGCCAACTGATAGATGTATGTCACATCTAGTGGTTGCCCTCTTTCGGGTAGCGGTACTTTTGCCATTATCTCTCCATTATATCATTAGATCGTGTATATTGCTGGGTTGTACACACGAAGGTATGCAACATTGCGTGTAACTGGATCACCTTTTAAGTATACCTCAACTGTAATTCTATTTGGAACATATGATTGATTAACTCCATTAATGTAATATGTATCTGGAACAACAAAACTTGTATTGTTCCCAGTTACTCTTCTTGCAGTAATCCAATCACCAAAAGTATCTGGCTTACTCCATTTAATCCAAACATCATAGTTTGTTTCATTTTTGATTACATTTGTTCCTATTTTAACAGATACAGGATCCCATGTTATAGAAACGGCGCCATTAGAAGAAGTAATATTTATTTTTCCAGGCACATATGTATAGTTTGGATCTACATCAAATATTGGAGACCAAGAAGAAGATCTATTTTTATCTTCGGATATAACTCTATACCTAACTCCATATGTCTCTGTACTGCTACTAATTGCTGGAAGTATATTTTTTGATACCGTTGCTTTTTTAATAACCTCAGCCATTATGTAACACCAATAGAAAATCTAAATTCAACATAATTGCTAGTATTTGGTGACTTGACAATAGATTCTGCATTTACGTTTTGAACTATAGAATAGCCAGTTAATCCGTATAAAGGATTAACAGTTCCCACATTTTCAAGTCTTATTGCGTCTAAAGCAATATAATAATTACCAGACTTTACACCCGAAACTATTGCTGTAGCATAAATTTTAGCAACAGTTACAGAGTCCCAGGTAAAGTTAGGACTTGTATATAACTGCTGAAGTTCTTTTGAAACAACAATATATCTATTATTTGCAAGATTGTATTGACCTGCTCCAGATCCATTTGTAATTTCAGCCTCAAATCTAGCATACTCTCCAGTAG